TGGCACCATTACCGGTAAAAAAGGGCAGGCAAAAGAAAACCCAACGGTGTATGTTGGCCCCCGCGCCAAAGGTAATTTTGAGGGCTGGTACGGCCATTTTGTAGAGAAGGGCCACAACATATACAAGGCGGGTTTTAAGCGCAAACATTCGGCTTCGGCAAAAGCGGTGGTGCATAATAACAACGGTGCCCGCAGCCGTACCAAAGCAAACGCTTACATGGCCCGCACCTACGAACAAACAAAAGGGCAGGTAACTGCCGAAACCGCCCAGGGCGTGGCAAAATACATTCAGAAACGCATCGACGCATTAAGCCGGTAAATTATGGAATTAGAGATATCTCAAATTGTAATAAACGCCCTTTTGGGTTCTGCGGGGTTTACCGCTGTGCTGGGTGCGGGCGATGCCTGTAAATTATTCCCGATGGTGGCCGATGAGGGCACGGCCGAACCCTATGCGATTTACCGCATAGACGAAATGCCCGGCGGCAGTAAAGATGGTGCCCAGAGCTTTAGTGTGAGTGTGGGGCTGGCGTTTGGGCCAAAAGGGTACATGGCGGCGTTAAGCCTTAAAAACGTGGTAAAGGATGCGCTGGATGCCACCCCGCTTACCTACGTGATTTGCGATACCGATTTTGACCCTGAAACGCAGCGTATAATAAGTTTTATAAACTACGAAGTTACCGGAACGCCCGCGTAACAAAACAATAAAAACAAAATAATAGTATGTCAACTAATTTTATAAAGGGTAAAAATTTACGCCTCTCGTTTGGCAATAAGCTTTTGTGGCATGCCCAGGAATGTACGCTGAGTATTTCGGCGAAAAACGAATCGGTTAGTACAAAAGACACGCAGGGCGATGAAATTGTGATGGATGGGTATAATTACACCTTAAGTACAAACGGCCTTGCTGCGGTGTTGCCTGAGGGTAATACCTCGCATATAACCGGCGATACTTTAACCGATGCAGTATTAAACGGTACGCTTATCAGTTGGGAAATGAGTACCGGTGTGGTAGGATCGCGCATGTACAGCGGCACTGCATACGTTACGCAGGCTGATATTTCGGCATCTAACGGCAGTGCGGTAACGGGAAGTTTCTCTTTTACCGGCAGTGGCGATATTACGGTTACTACCGTTCCTGAAGATTGAAGTCGGGGCGTATATGGCCCACAATACGGGCCGCAATACGGCTAAAACAGTAACCTAATACACTAAAAAATTATGGCTTTTACTTTCGCTCAATTGCTTTCGCAATGGACTTCGATATTTAGGGATGATGCGCCCGCGGGTGCGCTGCAGCCATCGGTTGATTTAGAGACCCGTACCGATTTGCTGGACACCCTGGAGGCGGAATTTGCTTTAAAAGCGCCGCTTTTAAATCCGCACTTTACAGGTGTGCCTACGGTGCCAAACGCCGATGTAAGTACAAATACCGAACAAATAGCGTCTACAAAATTTGCTCAGATGCTCATAGGTGCGGCGTTAACCGGCGTGTTTAAATACGCCGGTACATGGAATGTGTCTACAAACCTGTACCCTGCAATAAATACCGTTACGGGTGGCGGGGTACTGGCGGGTAATGTGTTTCAGGTAACGGTTGCCGGTACAAAAGACGGTATAACCTATGCGCTTGAAGATACCATAATGGCCGAAGTGGATAGCCCAGGCCAAACCGCCGCTAACTGGCGGCGGTACAATTACAACGCTGCCCAGGCTACAAATACAATTCCGGGGCTGGTGGCCCTGGCGGATAATGCCATAACGGCAACCGGTACCAATAACCAAAAAGCGGTAACACCGGCAAGCGCAAAGGCAAATTACATGCCGTTGGGTGGCGGTACATTTACCGGCCCTGTAAACCTGCCGAACCTTGCCGGTGATGCGCCGGGATCTTCGGCGGCAAACAAAGCGTTTGTTCTGGCTAATGCGGGTGGAACGTCTTCGTTAACAAATGGAGAGGTGTTTGCAAATAGTTCGGCGCCGTATGCGCTTCTATCTTTTGGTATTAATAATACAAGTGGTAGCGGTAATGTTCGTGTACCAGATCCGGCGGGTATGCCTGTAGGGTATTTTATCTATTTAAAAACAGGTAATGTAACTACGCTGCGTAGTTATGATAACACGGCGAAATTATCTCTTGGAGCTATTAATTCTTTTGCTAGTAGTATAGTATTGCCGTACAATCAAACATACAGGCTGGTGCATTTGGGTAATGGAGTGTGGCAGGTCGAATATGTAAACGGTGGTGCTTACAGTATTAATGGTATGCTTGCTTCTTCCCAGGGTCAGTTTACTACTGCTGTGATAAACAACACAACAGTGCCGCTTTCATCTTCTGTGCTTAGTGCTACTTATAGTTATATGAGCTATGGGCAGGGTACAAGGGTGTATTGCAGGAATATAACATCCGGTGCGCTTGTTTATGAAAGGGCTACGGGTGGTGATGACTGGATGAGCCATCCTATAACTGTTGTTAGTTAATTAAAAATAACCTAACCCCTGCCTTAACCGGCGGGGTTTTAAAACCCCTTTAAAATGAAAATTACAATAAAAAATATTACGCTCCTTTTAATTTTTGACTATGTTTTTATGTGGCGCATTACCGAAAAATGGGGGCTTAAAGGCCCGGGCGAAGTGGCCACGGTTTTGATGGATGGCTCGCGTGATGAGTTTGAAAAATATATCGATCTTGTTCAGGCTGCGGCCGAAGATCAAACAGCGATTGCGAAAATTGACCGCAATGACATCGGTACTTTTATAATGCGCTTAAAGCATAGGAATGATATTATTTCGGCATTTAATGATGTGGTTGTCCCTCCTGAAGACATGCCGAAACCCGAAGCTGAGGGAAAGCAAACCCCGGCGATACCGCTGGAGACGAAATAACCGTACCCTTAACCTGGGATGATTACGAGGTTTTGGCCTGCGGCGAAATGGGTTTTACCATTGCTTATTTTTACAGCCTTACCCCGCGCCAGTTTTTTAATGTATACAAAGGGTGGCGTAAAAGGCAGCATGAAGTGTATAAAACCGAAAGCGAACGCATGCGCCTCCTTATGTGGGCCGCGCTGGCACCGCACCAGGCAAAGGGCGCAAAGTTAACACCGGAACAATTACTGACGTTCCCGTGGGAAGAACCGCAGGCCGATGCCCTGCCCGAACTTTCGCCCGAACAATTAACGGCCGCCGCTATAGAAATGCGGGATTTCTGGGATAAAACCGATGCCAAACTGGCAAAGGTTAAAACCCCGCCGCAAAAACTCACCCTGTCGCAACTACTGCGCGACAAAACCACTTAACCCACCACCCTAACCATGGCCAGTAATTTAGCGTCTATAAATATACTTTTCCGTGTAGATACCCGCTCGTTAAGTACCGGGCTGCAAAACAGCATCCGTACCATGAACCAGTATGGTACCGCAATGCAGGATGTGGGCCGCAATATGTCTAAATATGTTACCGCTCCGTTATTGGCGGCTGCTGGTGCTTCGTTAAAGTTTGCATCTGATTTTAACGAAAGTGCAAATAAAGTAGAGGTTGCTTTTGGTGATGCAAAAGGGAGTGTAGAGGCGTTTGCAAACTCATCATTAACCAGTTTTGGTATTGCAAAAGGCACCGCGCTCGATATGGCGGCTTTTTTTGGTGATATGGCAACCAGTATGGGTATTCCAAAACAGGAGGCGGCAAAGCTTTCTACATCGCTGGTGGGGCTGGCGGGCGATATGGCATCGTTTAAAAATATTAGTATAAGCCAGGCGCAAACGGGTCTTAATGGTATTTTTACCGGTGAAACCGAAAGCCTTAAAATGCTGGGTATTGTAATGACTGAGGCTAACCTGGCGCAATTTGCGCTTAGCCGGGGCATGACAAAAAACCTTAAAGACTTTACCCAGGCCGAAAAGGTGCAGCTACGTTATGCTTATGTAATGCAGCAAACCACAAACGCCCAGGGCGATTTTATGCGTACCGGCGGCGGCGCGGCAAACCAAACGCGGGTGCTTCAGGAGGGTTTAAAAGAACTGGGTGTGCAGTTTGGGCAGGTAATTTTACCGGCATTTACATCGGCTGTACATGGTATTAACGATCTTGTTGCCGGCCTTAAGGATATGGATGAGGGCACCCGTAACACCGTTGTGGGCGTTGCGGCGGTGGCTGCCGGTATTGGGCCGTTAATATTTGGTATAGGCGGCGCAATAAAAGGCGTGGCATCGTTCAGGGCAGAATTAACGTTACTTAAAACCGCTTTGGTTAGTAATCCTTTTACTGCGGTGGCTGTGGGTTTAACGGCGCTCGCTGTTACCGGCGCGGTGGTTACATCGCGCTTTACGGCAATGACAGACAGCGGTAAGGAATTTGCCGAAGTAATGAAGTCCGGTTCTGATAATATTGCGCGTGAAACTGCCGAACTAAATAAAAACATCGCGATTGCGAAAAACGAAAAGCAAAGTAAAGAAGCGCGCCTGCAGGCGATTGAAAACCTGAATGCGATTAACCCGGAATACCAAAACGGGTTAACGCTTGAAAATGTAAATACCACCAAGGCAACTGAGGCAACCGAAAAACATACCGAATCGCTCCTTAAAAAAGCGCGGGTTATGGCCGCCCAGGAAAAACTGGTAGATGTGCAGCGTAAATTACTGGATTTACAACTGGCGCAGTACGATGCTGTAAAGCCTTCCCTGGTACAGAACTTTGCAAATATTGCCGCGTCTATGGGTAATGTTAACCGATTGGCTACCCTAACCACAGGCACCATGAAGGTTAACCTTAAAGAAGAAACTGCGGCACTTGAAGATCTGCAAAAAAAACTATCTGAATTTATTGGGGCTAATGAAGATTTAGCCAAAGCGCAGGGCGGGGATAATCCCGGTAGTACTGCGGCCCAGGCTAAAACCATTGATTACTATAATACCCAGATTGGGTTACTTGAAAAATTGCGTACCGGTGCTGCCACCACTCGCGACCAGGTGGCGGCATTTGATGAAAAAATACTGGCGCTGCGTGAAAAGATAAACGCGCTGGAGGGTAAACGTATTGAGGTTGTTTCGGTGCTTAAAGAAGTAGACGAGCGCAATATTAAAAACCCTGTAGAGTTTAGTTACGGCCCAAACAACGACCGTATAAAAGAACTGCAAAAAGAGCGCGATGCGTTCCTGGCAATACAAAAAGAGTATGACCAGGGTACGGCAATGTTTGAAGGACTGGAAAAGCGCATAAACGATTTAAATTTCGCTATACAGTTTAATATAGATCCGGCATCGCTTATTAATGCAAAAACGCTGGTTACCGCCACCGTTGATGATATTAATTTAAAGCAGATGCAAATGAGTGCTGTGGGTGCTGCGGCCAGCGAAGGTCTTGCAAATGCTTTTGATAGCATGAGTAACCGTTATGTGGATAGTTTGGGGGGTGCTGCCACGGGTATGCAGGGTTTTGCAAAAATTATGCTTAGTACTGTTTTAAAGCTTGTGTCTATGAGGTTGGCTGAGTCGCTTTCGTCATCTATAGCGGGGGCTACTGCTGCGGGTGCGGCTACGGGGCCTGCTGCGCCGGTTACTACGCCTGCGTTTATGGCTACCGCAATTGCGGGGGTGTTGGCGGCGTTTGCGGCCATACCAAAATTTGAAACCGGTGGTGTGGTGGGTGGCTCATCGTATTACGGTGATAAAATACTTACCAGGCTTAACAGTAAAGAGCTGGTGTTAAATACCAAGCAACAGGAAAAAATATACAAAAGTATGGGTAACGGCGCCGGTAGTAATGTAAACGTCACCGTGGGCGGTGTTTTTGAGATTGATGGTACAAAATTGAAGCTTCTTTTAGATAGGACCGACAAC